AAGTTAAGAATCAATCAAACTTCCAGACAAAAATACATGAAGTATATTTAGACTTAGGTTCTATAGGTACAGCATCTATAAGAACTGAAGCGGATCCTGATACTATCGTAAGATATTACTCAGAGCCAGTATATGAAGTAGTTCTTAGAGAGAATAACAGAGGTATAGTAGATTTCGTATCAAGAGAATATGAGTATGACGGTAGACAAGTTATGCAAGAGTTCGTTAATGATATGGACGCTGAGACTAAAGAATTTATAGATAAAGAACTACAAGCCAACCCATCTAAGAAATTTATGATTATTCAACAAGTATCCGAGAGATCGGCTGCTGAGATGGATGGACAGGTTGGAAATAAAGCTTTCCCTATCGGATCTATACACGTACTAAAGATGAACGGAGCTGTATTAAGAGAGTCAGGATTTGAAGTTTGGCCTTTTGCTACACCGCGTTGGTCTAAGATAAACGTAGAGACTTATGGTCGTTCTCCTGCAATGAAGACGTTAGCCGATATTAAGATGGCTAACTCTATGAAGAAAGTAACAATACAAGGAGCTCAATTAGCAATAGCTCCACCAATGCAAGTACCAGATAACGGATTCCTAGCACCAGTACAGATAAAGCCTTTTGGAGTTAACTACTACAGGTCAGGATCTAAAGATAGAATAGAGCCCCTATTCACAGGAGCTAATCCACAACTAGGTGAACAATTATTAGACCTAGTACATAATGCCATTAAAGGTCATTACCTAATGGATAAACTAGCTACACCTCAAAATGATAGGATGACAGCTACGGAGATTCTACAAAGAAGAGATGAACAATTAAGATTCCTAGGACCACAACTAGGGAGAATGGATACAGAACTATTAAAACCCCTTATTGATAGAACTTTCCACCTGTGTAACAAAGCAGGTATCTTCGACGAAATGCCAGAAGTGTTAGCAGAGTTTGTCCAATCGAAAGGTGATAGCTTCGATTTGGCGATTGAATATAGATCGACTATAGCTCAAGCTCAACTTATTACTCAATCCGAGAATACTGTTAGAGCCATTAATTCTACGGCTTTCGTTGTCGGTTCTCAACCAGAGGTTATGGACTTAATCGACGGGGATAGACTACTTAAAAAGAACTTTAAAATATATAATGTTGACCCAGAAATCTTGCGTTCTGATGCAGACGTAGCTAAGATTAGGGAAAGTAGAGCGAAGGCTCAACAAGAAGCAGCGGAACGAGAAGCCGCTAGTCAAGATAGTCAGACAATCAAGACACTAGGAGAAGCAGATGGTCAAGGACAGCAAACGGGTCAGTAAAGGGAAGAAGGTAAAATCAGCCTACGATAAAGTATTTAGCAGCCCAGAAGGTAAAACAGTATTGTTTGACCTAATGGACGCTACAGGTTTTATGGCTCCCTCAATGGACTACAGTAGACCAGAAGCCGTACCAATGGCTTTTAATGATGGGGCTAAATCTATAGTCCATCGTATTATTCATCAATTACATTTAGACCCAGAAAAATATCTAGAGATAGTAGAAACTAAACAATTGGAGGACAATTTTGAAATTTAGAAACTTTGAAAACTTATTATTAGAAGGTGAACCAGAATCAGCATTAGCAGGTACACCTGCAGCACCAGTAGTTCCTGCTCAAGGCGTAGCAGTAGAGCCAGTATCAACTGACTCTATTTACGGAGATCTACAAGTTAAATTCCCAGAAGGAATGGATGAAGGACTTAGAGAAGAACCTTCTCTTAAGGCTTTCGTAGACAAAGAGTCAGGAGAGTTAAACTACTCTAACCTGATGAAGTCTTATGTTCATGGACAAAAACAAGTTGGTGTTAATAAAACAGTAATCCCTAATGAGAATAGTACAGATCAAGAACTTAATGAGTTCTGGACTAAACTAGGGTTTAACTCAGATGAAAGTGAGTATACAGTAAACAGAGGTGAAGAAGCCTTAATGTCTGAAGATCAAATGGCTAACTTTAAAAAGTTTGCTATGGAGAATAGACTACCAGTTAAAACAGCTCAGAAATTAGCTGACTATATGGAAGCTCAAACTAAAGAAGGCGTAACTAGTTCGGCAACAGCTCAAGCAGCAGCTATCGAAGAAGGGCTTGGAGGCTTACAAACTGAATGGGGTCAAGCCTATGAGCAGAAATTAGGTGTAGCTCAGAGAGTTTTAAAAGAAGTAGTTGCTAGTGATGAAGTAATGGAAGCTTTTAGAAATCCTGTTATTGGATCTAATCCAGTAGTTATCAAGATGCTAGAGAGTATCGGATCTAAATTATTTAAAGAAGACGGAATACAAGGTGCTCCTACCAACAACGGTATGAGAAGTCCTTCAGAAGCAAGCGAAGAAATTAATGCCATTATGGGCGATGATGCAGGTCCTTACTGGAATAGTTCACACCCATCTCATAAAGATGAAGTAGCTAAAGTGCTTAAGTTGCGCGAAATGGCTAACGGTGGTAGAATTTAGTAGTGTGTGCAACCTGCTTGAGAATTTAACTCCTTATTTAAAAGCCCCTCTAAATTGAGGGGTTTTTTATTTGACACAGACAACCCACTGACATTATACTGAATATATGAATCTACTAGGATAATCATTCGACCCTCAAACAAGTAGAGCTAGATAGGTCCCTCTTTCGGGATAACCAGATCGAAATACAGTTTTAATATTAACGTGATAACATGGAGAATTATATGTCACAACAAATTACTACGGCTATGGTAGATCAGTTCAGCTCGAACGTACTACACTTAGCACAACAAAAAGGTTCAAGACTTAGACCATTCTGTAGAATGGAATCTCAATCTGCTGAATCATCATTTTATGATAGAATCGGAGCAAGAGGAACTAAGCGTAAAGAAGGAAGACATTCTGACGTTGTTTATGAAGATACTCCTCATAGCAGACGTATGCTTACTATGGAAGATTTCTATTCTTCTGATTTAGTAGACAAAGAAGACAAACTAAGAACTATCATGGATCCAGAAAATCAATATGCTAAAGCAATTGGTATGGCAATGGGTAGAAGAATTGACGAAGTTATTATCGAAGGTGCTTTAGGTAACGCTTTTGGTGGTAAGAAAGGTACTTCAAGTATCGCACTTCCAGATTCTCAAAAAGTTGCTGCTTTCGTAGCTACTGAAACTACTGGTTCTCTTTTAAATATCGCTACTCTTAGAGCAGTAAGAAAGAAAGCTAAGCAATCAGAAGCAATGGAAGACGGTGAAAAATGGGTATTCGTTTATGCTGCTCAACAAGCTGATGATTTACTAGGAACTACTGAAGTTACTTCTTCAGACTTTAACACTGTTAAAGCTCTAGTAAACGGTGAGTCTGATACTTACATGGGATTCAAATTTATCTCTACTGAGTTACTTCCTTTCAACGAAGTTGCTGTTACTTATAACGACACAAACGGAGTCGTTGGAACAGGTGGTGGTACAATAGCTATCGGTCAAGGTCGTAGATGTATGGCTTTCAAGCCTAACTCTGCTGTACTTTGTGCTCTAGGTAAAGAAGTTAACGGAAGAGTTGACGAATTACCAAGTAAACATTTTGCTAACCAAGTTTACGGTTCTTTAACTATGGGTTCTACTCGTATGGAAGAAGTTCAGTTAATCGAAGTTATCTGTAAAGAAGTATAACAATTAAGAGGGTCTTCGGACCCTCACTATAGGAGAATATAATGGCAACATTAAATGGTGACAATTATGCATTACAATACATTGACAAGCCTTCTCAAAAGATTGAGAAAGGTGAAGTTGCAGGTAGAAAGAGACTAGTTCTTGAGCACAGAGTTCTTGACGTAGTAATCGCTGCTAACGACGAAATCCTAGGGCTTAATATTCCTGCAAACTCTATTGTAGTTGACGCTAAGATTAGCATCAGCAAATCATTAGGAGTTACAGGGATCTTCGAACTAGGTCACAAAGCTAACAGTACTGAAGCTGAAGACTCAGATGCATTTGTTGTAGCTGCTGACGGTGGTGGACAAGCTGTTCTTAAGGGACCAATCGCAGGTGCGGCAGGTATCTACAAGAGATTTGAAGAAGACACTCAGATCTTCGTAAAATGTACGGAAGTAACTGATGGTGCTGTTCTTGACGGAATAATCACTTTTGAAGTTGAATACGTAAACGATTAATTATTACAAAATCTCCTAGTGAGGTTTCTGCTATCTTCTCGGAGGTGATATGCTTACGGACTTAGAAATCGTAAACTCTGCTTTAGGGCGTCTAGGTTGTGAACGTATCACTTCCTTGAGTGATAACAACAAAAGAGCTAGGTTGTCTAATGACTTCCTAGAATCTTCAAGACGTAATACTCTTGAATTAGCTGCTTGGGACTTTGCTCTCAAGAGAGCTTCTTTAACATCTACAGGTACTCCTGCTTTCGAATTTACACATGAGTTCGACCTTCCTTCAGACCATATTAAAATAGTCTCAGAATACAACGGCGAAGAATACTTTGTGGAAGGAAATAAAATACTAGCTGATACTGAGACACTAAAGATTAAGTACGTCTATGAGATAGACGAAGACGTTAAGAGATCGCCTAACTTTGATAAAGCTTGGTACTTAGTACTAGCGTCAGAAATGGCATACTCATTAACACAAAACGGAGCTTTACAGGGCACGTTATTCGGTGAGGCAGAACTAATAGCAGGTAGAGCTTCATCTCTAAATGCTCAAGGTTCTAGCCCAATTGATTATACATTCGACACATTCACAAACGCGAGGCTGTAAATGGCTAAGTTTTTACATACACAATTTAGTTTCTCCAATGGTGAACTAAACCCTAGATTACTAGGGCGTACCGATATTAAAGAATACTTTAATTCTGGTAAAGAAATCACAAACTTCGCTGTAGCTACTGAAGGCGGGTTAACTCAATGTATGGGTTCTCTTCATGCAGGGCAGACTGACGTTAGCAGCGAAAAGTTCTTATTCACTTTCTTCGATAAGTACGCTTTCAGAGTGGAGAGTGGAGTACCTAAAATCTATTCTGCTCAAAGATATCCGCCAGGGAACGGTCACATGTTAGATTCCTTCGGAATTACTGTAGACGTTAGCGGTGTAGTCGGGGGATACTTCAACGATTTTGTATATAGTACTCACGTAGTGATTAATAACGCTATATTTATAGCTTCTAACGGAGTAGTAGAGCCATTAGTGATACTTAGTACAGGTACAGACGATTTCCCTGTTTTTGAACTCTACTCTTGGAGAGCTTATGGTGCGGCATTTGGTGGCTTAGTAGGAGGGACTGTAGCTCTAGCAGCTAGAACGTACCCACTATCGGTAAAAAATAACCAACCTGCCAGGGTATGGACCCTAAGCGGTGCAGGCACTAATATAGTATCTACCGACCCAGATTTCGTAGCTGATATGGTAGGATCTAATGTATCCCTATTGGATAACACAGACGAGGCGGTTTATGAGATAACGGTATTCAACTCGACTACAGACATAGACGTAGTAAGGGTGGACGGAGTAGCTCTAGCTGACGGTCCTTATACTCGCTATAGAGAAGCTTTATGGTGGACTAATAACTTCCCTAAAGTAGTATCATTCTTTGAACAGAGGCTAATACTAGCTAATACTGTAAAGGACATAGACACTATGTGGCTGTC